GATGCCAAAGGCAAGCCAGTTGTTGATAAGAAAACGAAAGAGCCAAAAACTATTCCTGATCCGGAATGGCTTCTCTTTGAGAAGTGTATGCGCGGTGACTCGTCAGATAATGTGTTCTCGGCGTATCCGGGTGTCCGCACAAAAGGAACAAAGAATAAAGTTGGGCTCCAAGAAGCGTTTGAAGACCGTGCAAAGCAAGGATACAATTGGAACAACATGATGTTGCAACGCTGGATGGATCCAGATGGTATAGAACATCGTGTGTTGGATGACTATGAGCGCAACAGGACCTTGATTGATCTTACAGCACAGCCAGAAGATATTAAACTAAAGGTTGATACTGCAATTCGTGAACAAATTAGTCACAAAGATGTAGGACAAGTTGGTGTTAGATTTATGAAGTTCTGTGGCAAGTATGAGTTAATCAAGTGTAGTGATTCTGCTGATAGTTTTGGACATTGGATGAATCAAACATACAAAGGTGAATTAAATGGCTAAAGATATTTTCTGGACTACGGTTACATTTGCCTTTATATTTGCCGTCTTGGCATTGGCGTTTTGGCCGCAAGACCACAGACACATTACCGTAAAGTATGATTGCAGGTTAGCAGAGATCAGCCCTGACTACCCTGTGGCAGTAAAAGAAGCATGTAGAAAAAGGATGACACAATGACATTAATAGCAAAAGCAGTAATCGATCGCAAGTACTGGATCCTGCAAGAAAACGATCGCAAGATTGGAAATGTCGAAGCTTGTGATGGCGGATATCAAGTTAAGATCAATAATCAAGTTCAGCAGTACAAAACAATCAAGATGGTTGAACAGCGTGTTCATGTTCAGTTTGAACCGCCTGTGGTTAAAAAGAAACCTGTAGTTAAAGAACAGACAGTCTACGGATATCCCACTGCCGGTAGATGCTACAACGGCATGTGGAATGTTCCACAAAAGTTACCAATCTATACCAAGACCAAGAAAAGTAAAAGTTGGTATGCGGCTGGTTGGTATCAAGTTAAACAGGGTCGTCATTGGGAAGTTGTACAAGACCCTAAGTTAATTGTATTAAGTCGTTATCCATATCATGGCCCATTTTATACAGAGGAGGAAGCCACCAATCATGACAAATCCATTTAGAGATCAAGAAAAATTTATGACAGCCTGCGATCAGACCGTAGGCACAGAGAATCAAGAACAGTACGGCCTGTATTTTAATCTCATCGACGAAGAAGTAAAAGAACTTAAAGATTCTACTACTCGTGTTGGCGACTTGGATGCACTTATCGACATCCTAGTTGTGACCATTGGTGCCCTGCACAGTATCGGAGCCGATGTTGAAGGTGCTTGGAAAGAAGTTATGTCAACTAACTTTGCCAAAATTGATCGACGCACTGGTCGTGTTAACAAGCGTGAAGATGGTAAAGTGTTAAAACCAGAAGGTTGGACTCCTCCACAATTGGATCAATTCCTTAAATGACCACACACCTACAGAGATTTATTGATCGTGTACAGGGCGTAGAAGCTCGTGGTGCTAGAGATTTAACCATTCCGATCGGCGATGCTCGTGCTATTCATGCGGACTTGACTAGACTGTTACTAGAGTTACAGACTCTACGAGAACAGCTATTAACACAAAAAACCACAGATAACGAAGTAATTCAAGTGGAAATGCACGGGGGCTCATTCTAAAACTACCTATATTTTGTGATAAATAAATGTAGGAGTATAATGAATGAGCAGACCAAAGCCAAATGTCCTTGCAGAGTTAACGGACAAATCTACATACAAAACTGAACAGGTACTAGCATCTGAAGGTATCTGGGCAGTTTTCTACGACAATAGTCCCATCAATCTAAAAACATCAAACCTACTTGTACAGTACCCCGGTCCTAAATACAAGAAAGTTAGTTTTAGTAATCCTGGACATGCTATTAACCTTGCTCGCAAGTTAAACATTCAATTCAAGACTGACAAGTTTAGTGTTGTGATACTCAAAGAAGGTCCTAAGATCTATCCGTAATCTGTGTGCGCGATAAAAAGAAACTAACCGAAGAGTTAATTCAACACTTACCAGAAGAATTTAAGATTGATGTTGATGCGGCCATACCCATATGGTGGCACAATCTTCGAGCCGGTGGTGGCATGCGCTTAACTAACATGGGTTATGAAACATTTACCAAGATACTTGAATTAGAACATTATGATTATGATGTAGAACCATTTGATATAACCAGTCGAATGATTGTTCTATTGGATCGTAGGTTACAGCATCCTTGGTATTTGGTTACTGTCAAGATGATGCCAAAGAAAATAGTATTTTTTAGTAGCAAAGAAGCTATGTTATTCAATTTATACGGTAACTTGCAAAAGTTTCTTGACAGTTACCAGTAAAGATAATATAATATAATTACATTAGAGGAGATAGCAATGCCAGTGAATACATTAGTATCATGGGGACGAGATACAGTTCCTGTGTTGACCGAAGAAGAATTAAAAAAGATCGATGAGCGAGAGCTTGTATGGATTGATGCTGGTAAAACTGATGGTCATGTATGGCATACACTTGACGGAGTAATCCGTGTTTGGGCAGATCTAGAAACTGCACAAGAGTTCCTTGATTTTATTAATACCTTTGATCCTCCTCCAGCTGTTGCCAAGATCAAAGAATAAATAGTTATAATAAAGAATTGTTGTAATTCCTTCGTAGTGAAGGCAAACTGTGTCTTAGAGTAAAAGTTGGTCGAACTCTTGTCCAACATAAATACAGTTATGTATTACTATGTCTATCAAATTATTAATCTAAGCAATGGTAAGATTTATGTCGGAAAACATAAATCTGCCAAGCATCCTTTTGAAAATGGTTATTTTGGTTCTGGCAGCCAGATCACAGCCGCTATTAAAAAATACGGTATAGACAATTTTAAAAAAGAAGTATTGCATTACTGTAACGATGCTCACGAAATGGCTGTTAAAGAATCTGAAATAGTAACGGAGGATTTTGTAAAACGGTCTGATACTTACAATATGCACAAAGGTGGTTACGGTGGATTTGAACATATTAACAACGATCCAGTTAAACGCAAAGAAGTAACCAGATTATCTGCTATAAGGAATAAAGAATTAGGGCTTGGCGGAACAAAAAACTGGACTGAAAAATCCATAGAAAAGATGCAGGCTCACTCGTGGGGTAATAAAATTAAAGCCGGGTGGAGCCCAAATAATTGGAACAAAATGTCCAATGATAAAAAAGAAGAAGTTAGAAATAAAATATCTAAGGCGTCAACTGGATCTGGTAACAGTCAATATGGGCGTATTTGGATATCAAATGAGTTGACAAAAGAAGTTAAACGCATTACAATAAACGATGCTATCCCAGATGGATGGGTTAGAGGTAAGAAGGGACACCGTATTAAGGAATGTTGGGTAAATAATGGTGTTAAAGAAAATTTTATTGATCTTAGTAAAAAGCAGGAATACTTAGACAAAGGGTTTAGTAGTGGTCGACTTAAAAAAAGTATGCCACAAAATAAAATTCGTTGAAGGTAGAAGTATGGCGAGCAAGACTCGGGTGCAAGTCCCGACATCTCCACCTAAGTGTATTAGGTATATTTAGGTGGGGATGATTTAGAATCGATTGGCGCTAAAGGGCTACTGGAGGATCGGCAAAGCTAAAGCCGTTAGGACTGGGACTACTCGGTCGAAGAAGCAAACACTTTAAATGCAAACGCATCTAAAGGCGAAGTAACTGTATCTGGTAAGAACATCAAGTTCTCTGCTCGTTCAGTAAAACGCCAACTATTAGCAGTTTAATTATTGCTTTGCGGAGTTATCCGTCGAAACAGAAAATAACAGATAGGGGTTTCGGCCCCTATTCTTTTGACAATAATCGCCAACCTTTGCTTTTACCTTTTTTAATAGGTTTATTAGTGTTGATACTATACTGAAGGCTTGTTGCGGCTAAATTTCTTGAAATGTTGCAGTGCTTTGCCTATAAAATTAAGTGGTCTACAAGTTAACCACTAAATATTTGTCTAAGCAGTAACTTTATAAAGGAAATATTCGAATGAAAAAAGTAATCTTAGCAGTAGCATTATTAGCCGTTACCAGTCTTGCATCAGCAGTCGAAGTTGGCGCATTATGGGATTGGGGTCATGGCACTAACGGTGGCACACGCCAAGGAGGCGGTGTATCCATTGGTGACAAATTGGGTTCTGTAGATCCAAGCCTTGCCAAAGTAGGTGTTCAAGCAACAGCAGAACGCTCAACTACTGGCGCACTTAATGTAAATCGTTACACAGCGAGAGCTAGTTATGATGTGTTTACATTCGCTAAATTTACAACCAATGTACACGCTGGTATTGCTTACATTGATCCACAAAGTGTAAAAAATCTTAGTGGTTCATCTGGGCTAGTTGGTGCAGGTGTTAGTTATCCTGTTACAACTAAAGTTAGCTTAACTGCCGACTATGACTACCAAAAGAGTAATGGTACTACCAAGCCATACAATGGTAACATTATTACTACTGGTGTTAAGTACTCATTCTAATTTTAACTTAGAATACCAAAAGGCTCTTCGGAGCCTTTTTTAATGGCCGCAGTTATTGACACACTGGAATGTGCGACCGTTGGCAATGGAAGCTCTAGACCAAGACTCTTCAACTTGATTGAACCATTCGACACAGTGTTCAAGACTGTAGTGCAGAGCATTGTTTTCTTTTACTAACTGTGCTAACTGTTCATTGCCTTGATGATACATAGTGGTAGGATAGAAGCCAAGGTAACAACAGGG